GACAGAATTACCTTCGTTCTAAAAGGCCGTAGGAGCGGTCCTGTCGATAAACCCGCCCCACGTGCAAATTGCTTAAAAATTTGATTATGGTTTGGTCGAAAAGACCTATTCTGTTCCTATCCCAGAAGGGGATAGGCGAAGTCTCTATTAATATAATAGATTCTTCCAAGAAAAGAAAAGCTAATTTAGTTAGTATTATTACACTCCGAAGAATGAACCCCTAACCAGGGTGCACGCAGTTCTCATAAGAGAATTGTGTTGGTAGAATGAACTACAATGACAGTTTTTGTTGAGAGATGCCGCTCTCGGTTCAGTAGATTAACAACATTTCAGTTGCAAGTTATAGACATTGAAGTCTTAGAACTGTGGAGATTGATCCGCCAGATAATCGGCTTGCGTCTTTATCAGGGGATATTCGTTCGTTGCCTGGTAGAAAGCATCAACGATTAGGTTAACGTTCTCTACAAAAACACTATTTGGATATTGTGCTAGTTCGCGGCACGCCATTTCGCAGATTTGTTTACACGCACCTACGTCATCGCTGCTTTTGCGAACCCAATTGCAAGATTCCAAAATGGTTGGTAAGGCAAGTGGGGCCCGACAAGTTCCTTCGACCATCCTAAAGCGTCTCTTAAGATAGTCAACTTCACCAATAGTACGCCAGGGTGCTATTGTTCCAGTTGATTTACTTTCATCCGTGTAAATCATGCCAAAACTCGCAAAAGCTTTGGTAACGGTGTTTTGGTTAAACTGTTCGGCAACATTTCCTGTGAAATTGATAACATTATCATCACCATAGCTGACCATGGAAACATTCTCCATAAAGGGCGGCGCTACTCCATCAAAACATCTGTAATATGCAACACGCATAGATACAGAATTATAAAAAGAATTGAGTATCGTCGTCAAAGGATTTCCAGAGGGTTGGCTGTGAGTCAATTGTATAAATTTATTTCCACAAAGATGTACCGAATTGAAAACTTCCAACAAAAGAACTCTCCTTATCGTGGCATTCTCTTCTCCATCGTTATAGAACTTGTTCGCAACATCTGCAAATCGTTCCATTATGCAAGAATTGAGTGTGCCATCAAAAGTTGAGAAATCTCCTGCAAACACGCGCTTACCATATTTCGAAAGTTTGGTTGCTGTTCTCATCCAGTCCGGTCCAAAACAATTTGTTCCAACAGATTGTTCATTGGTGATCTTATTTTCCATTATGTGAGCGATGAAACCCCCATAATACATACGCACCGCAAGAGTGTAATCGATAGGCCCGTGAGCGAACACACGAGTCTTATTCTGATCTACTTTTGCAATCGGTCTCCTTTCGTCCTTCAGGGTATCAGTCCACACAGTTGGAGTTCTTTTGGAATTTCGAGCGTTTTCAATGCGTTCAAGAACAAGTTTCCTCATTCCTTCGTCAAAGATATAATCACCATCTTTCCCAAACCAAGTCGTTTTTCCTTGGAATCCAGGTTTCACGTTGAACACATGTGGATATCCCGCAGAACTTTGTCTATGTATGCCTACAATATACTGGCTATCTGACGATCCAGCAACAGCTTCTTCATAAGTCAAAATTCGAGCAAGATACTTTCGTGTGTCACCAGATAACAAAAGCGATTGCACTTCATTGACTGCACGATCAACTTCAGCCTTTGGAATGTAAGGTGTATTTATAGCACATTTTTCTACATTCTTGTGGAGTATATTAACATGAGCATCATAAAGTTTCGCAGGTTTCGTTATTGGTTCCACGTAACCGTGAATTGGGGATGGACGAATGTCTGTTTTGCCCGGAGCATGTTTTACCATGCTACAGCCTCCTAAGAAGCTGAAAGTGGCGGCGGGCATATCAAGCATTTTGAGAATGTCATCTTGGGAATAGTTAACATTGAACTGTAGTTCTACCTTACTTTTGCAAATATTCGGTAGTTCATCAGCATCAAAATCTATAACCTTGAAATTCTTCATCGCACGCTTGATATCATCTTGCGTCACACTCTGGCCGAACGCAGTGCGACCTCCAATTTCTCCTGCCATGTGAATGCCAGCAATCTTCCTTCTAAAAGAAGTGTCATTTACAATAACGGGGGAACCACAATCACCTTTCGTCGTGTTGAGCGCATAAACCAATGTGTCTCGGGCTTGAACGGTTTCATCTTCGAATTCAAGTGTACGATCTTCTATTTTACAATCGGTGTTACCCAGAATATGTGAATACAACCGGTCTCCAATTCTTCTCAGAGTTGGTACACACACTTGCGCTCTTCGCTCGGCCAATTCTGGCATCTCTTGGAAATGTTTCAAAATATTGGTATGGGCAGGAACATATCGTGGAAATTGTATTAACATAGCATCTTTCTCATCACCATTTCTATATTCTATAAATGAAATTATTAAATCAGCAGTGGGTACAGTAAATTCAGCTCCATATGTATTGGTTATGGTTATATTCTCAACTTGTCTAAGATGTTCGTACAAATGCTTAACCGTAACCATTACGTTATCGATAACAAAAGTGCCAGTGACACTAAAAGTTTTAGTTGATATGACATATTGGTTGGCGAAAATCTTATGCAAAATAAGCTGTTGAGCTGTCATATCCGCAAATGCTTCTTTTTGAACCATCTCAGAAACAACAGTTTTGTTCTTCTTTGTAACGGAGTCGCCAGAAACACTGGCTTCCCGACTTATGATACTGTGATATCCAATAAAAGCATTCGTAGGTACATAATCAATCATAATATATCCATTTCCGGTCTGGTACTTATTTTCACATTTTGTCAAGTCAATGTGGAAGGCAAATGTTCGGCCAGGCAGTCCTTTGGGAAGGTCATACAAAATTCCAGGGAACGCATGAACATGCGCTCGTCTCATTCTCTTGATTCCACTCTCCATTATGGGCTTGATTCCTTCTTCGGTCGTAAAATGAGTTGCAGTGGTCACTTGTGTAGGCTCATAAACCAAATCAGGATTGATAGCATACATGTGCCCTTGTCGCGCACGTATTCTCTCCCCGACTGGGTCGTTCTCCAATCTATTCTTAGAATCCTCGGTAGTAATAACAGCAAATTCTTCGTCGCTGTACTGTCCTAATTTCTCACGAATAGTTTGGTAGGATACCCAGCCATCTTCCGTTTTAGCCTTTTGCCTAAGAAACATAACTAATTTCTTGCCTGGACTTGGTGCCCATATCTCAGATTGAATTAGTCGCTTCTTGTTGGTCTTAGAATCTCCAGAAACAGAAGCCTCAGTAACAATTGTTTTGTGTTTTCGAGTCTTTGCATCTCCGGACACACTAGCTTCAGTGACAATCCGTTTGGCATTTCGAGTTTTGGAATCTCCTGACACTCCAGCTTCCGTTCGAATTTTCTTATTATTCCGAGTCCTAGAATCGCCTGAAACGCTAGCTTCTTTGACCATTTTGGTTGTATCATCCTCATCATTCTTGAAAAGTTTGTACACACCAAAGCCAGCTATCAAAACTCCAATAGAAACCAGTACATTTTTAATCGTCAGGAATTTGGATGCTTTCTCACGGAAGGTTTTCAACATCGTTTTAACACTTGGAATGGTTCGAACGTCCACTTCAACAATCTCTTGGTCGAATGGTAAGCTGTAAAATACATCGTCATCACCTACACTATAATTGACTTGGATCTGTCTCTCTGCTTTGACTAGCAACGCCTTGGTAAATCGAGATTTTATTTTATCAAATCTATTTTGATCAATACGATCCGAAAGATTCTCATTAAATGTCATCGATATATCAAAACTAGCTCCTGCAGCTGAAACAAGTTCGTCAATGAGTTCATCATAAGTATATACAACAGCATTGCCATCCTTACCACAGTACGCTTGTTTGGTCTCAGGATTGTAACGGATGAATTCATAACAATCTGTGTCAATTCCATCTGCGCATTTGGACACATCAAGTCGCTCTACAACAGCACCAGTCTCAGCGTCAACTCCTGTTTTGGTGTAACCTTTCTTGTTGACTACCTTCAAACAAAAGTCGATACGCCTACGAAACGCTGAAGGGAAAGTTAGCGAGTTCACTTTTTGATCAAGCACGTTGCTCGTTAGAATAACATACTGTGAAATGAACTTCGTCTTCTTTTTCTCCTCAAGTGAAGCCATATGTAAGGGATATGGTGCACAATTTCCAGCTCGAATAATCTCAAAATATTCCGGGTTGGGATTTGCACTGGAGTCTGCGAGTTGACCAAAGTCATCCCACACACAAACGTTTTGCCCAGCGTATCCATCCCAGAATTCTTGTTCAGCGTTCCTAAAGTAAATCTCAGAAGCACAGTCCTTTGCTTGTTTTAGATTGTCACACAAAGTTGCATTCAAATCAGTAGCAAGGGGCCATGTTACACCAGATTTGCCTACTCCAGATTCACCAAACAAGTGGATCATTAATGGTTTCGTTCGAGGTCGATTGCCAAGCACGCCGCTATGGTCAGCTTCCTTCAAGAAAGCCGTACACAGGGCGAAACACTTTTGGAAATGGTCGGATTGATCAGGTTGGATGCGTAAAGTGGAAATATTGCGAGAATAATGAAGTCCTCGTTTATACAAATTATTTATTTCATATATCAATGCTTTTTCCTTCTTCACTCTCTCAGCAATTGGATTTTCCGGATCTACCAAAGAAATTACTCTCTGGGACCAAATCGTATATCCATCAAGATAGGCTTCCAAACTATGGTTCAGAACACCTGGGAAAACTTGCTCTATACACCACTCCGCAGTGGCTTTAAACAAATCACCTGCTGATTTGAAGAAATCAGCCATGGATTTCAGATGGCGGCATCTGTTTCCAAAGAAAGCCAACATTTTCTCTGTATCCATCCCTTTTGGTAGTCCTAAAGCAAACTGCATAATAGCAGCTATTGCAATTGCAAGTCCAGTCACTGTCATCTTCTGATTCCCCATCACAGTTTCTTTTATATGTGCAAAAGTTTCAAAAGAACCAAGATCCAATCCTTGTTTTTCAACCAAATGGGAATGGTATGAGGGTGTGAACAGCCAATTCTTGATGACATCAACTATTTCAGAACCAAATTCAACGCCCACATTGAACAAGAACGAAGCAATTTTCCACCCATCTTTTGCCATACCAAAATTAACAAGCACTTTAGCAAGTTTCATCAAGATGGGCGTCATGTCAAGGTCGTTCCACTCAAATTTCATTGGCGTCATAGCTACTTTCAATTGCTCAAGAATAGTTGACGCTTGATCAGCTGTAGTTCCGAATTTGGAAACGGCTCCATTAATATTCTCCATAGTGCGGTTTGCATTATTTGCCAAACTCATAGCTGTATTTGTTGCTAGGCTGACATTATCATTAACACTATTCATGGTCTCAATGAGAGTCGTTCGTTCATTGCTCAAGAATATTTGGCGTTCTACAAATTTCCTATTATACATTTGTTCAAAAATATCCAAATCTTCAACATCATGTAGTGACACTTCAGTCTGGATTTGGGTCCGTTTCCTATTTACAAGTATGTCCACCAATCTATATCTCAAAATTTGTTTTGTGAGTCTAAGATCAGGGGTTCCGGTCCGTTTCTGCATTTGTCTTTCTTTCTTCATTTGTCTCTCAAGTGCACCTTGGGATCTGATTTCGTAAGTTTGTGAGTTCATTGTGCTTTCGCGATTGGTGCCGAACTAACGGCGGTGCTATTATCTCTAGCAAAGTGACTACGATTCACGGCCACCCGTTTCACTTCCGGGGAGAAGGCATTAGCTCGTTCCAGTCAAAACCGGGGAGTTTGGTTGTCATTTACCCTCTGACAAGAGACAGTTTCTAGACAGCTTCCTTCTAGCGCTGGCAGAGTACATACGCCTGGCGGTGCAAACCAGGTTGTGTATGTATGAGAATGGCGAGCACATCCTCTTAGGCGTTGATCGTTTATTGTAGGGTTACCCAGATAGCCCACGATCGCGTCCTTATTCCACTATGCCGTCCATTCCTAATACAACTAATAGCCTTACGGAAGAACTAAAAGTTAATACTTCGGAATTGCTTGTCCTCTCCTATTACAGACCTAATCACTGAAATGGTTTTGTCGTGACTAGGGGAGGGGGTCTGTTGAAAATCCAGCTGGTATCAATTGCGGACTCCCGATTAGGAAGCCGAATGTGAAATCATCCTTAGCTGCGATCATCACAAGTGGTTCATCATCAGTGGTGAATTCTCCTGCGTATTTCTTTACAATAACGTAGGGCAATGAAGCCAGAACATTCTGGAATCCCTGCGATGCAGTCTGATTACAGACTTCTCGTCGGGTTTGAGAATAAAATGGCACTTGTACTTCATTGACGGGATTATTAGGAGGTGTATAGTGAAAAGGGCCTTCACCATAGTTCCTGATTTCATCATCATATTGTCCGCTATACGTGACTATTCCTGAGCTACTTGTTGATATGGTCTTATAGGCTATACCACCTCGATAGAAGTAGTATATATTAGACCAATATCCCAGGTAACCTCCAATATTGTATCGCACAATATTGGGGAGGAGTCGCGTACGTGCATCCAACTTTTCAGCTGTGGCTCTCGTTCGTCTGAAAGCACGTGTTGAATTTCGCAGGTTTACACACATTTCGCCAGAAACAAGTTTTGTAGCGTCAAGATTATCTTCCATTTTATGGTCCTTATCGAGAACACAATAATGAGTATCTTTCACTGCATTCTTCACGTCAATTTGTCTTTCCGCCTTGGTAGACGTCAAATTAGCATATTGAAGAGGAGTAAATGCATTGGGTTTTGGCCACGACAAAGCAACATTCTTGGCATGTTTCCACACCAAGATTTTAATACTCTGTGAAACTGTTTCAGGACAAGTGAGCGGGGATACTACACGAATAACAAGCTGTCCTACACAGGGATCATTAACATTTGTAAGTGCCGTTTCTAAATTCTGAAGCATATTATACTTATGTACATATGGAATTTCGAAAGTCATTTCACTTTGTTCTGTGATGTCAAAGATTTGTCGATAACAATTTGTTGTATCTATAGCATTATAATCAGGCATAGCATTCCAATCTCGGGATCGATTAGGGATGAAAAACACCTCAAATCGACCTACATGAAAAGCAGTTTTAACGAGAGAAATTCTATATACCCAATCGGCTCTGTGCATTTGAAAACCTTGAATAACATATTCAGCTAGTGAGTGATCAAACACATTGAAGGATCTTACAGGCTCTGTAGCAGTTACAATTACTCTAGAGTTAGGCGCTTGAACGAATGGACTAGCATTATATACACCTAAAGTATCATTGTAATCTTGTTTAACATTCCAATCAATAACGTCTACTAATCCGGGTCTCGAACACACATGTTCTACACTCATTTCATCAGCAGTACTAATTAGATTGTTTTCCGTTTCTGCAATTTCGTTGTCATTAGACATTGCTAGAATAACAGCGTTATCCTTGGCAGTGAATTGACAAAATCCTCGTCCTGGAATGTGCGAAAGGGGGGGGGCATGACTACCTTCCACTGGCCTAGACCATCCAAACACGTTAGCAACGGAGCCAACGATGTCGGAGGCCCACTCAGCTTGAGCGGCATAAGTTCCTACAATTGGTATATTCTTCGCTGCGCCCGTTATCTTACCGATACCGGAAGCAACCTTACCAATGATTCCTTTTGCTTCTTTACCTTGTCTTTCAACACGGTAAGTGGAAGTGTTGTCAAGGGGGGTGGGAATCTGAAGATCAATATTTTCAAAAGATGCATATACCTGAATTGGAATTGAGAGTGAATTATCAGATGACAGAAGCGGGCACAACTGCCAGATGTCTACTCTAAACAAATTCTGTGAAGATGGTTTTGCTTGTTCGGCATCGGGTTTTGCAATCCAAGGAATAATAATCTCAGATGCGGTGTTCGTCTGCAAATCAAGTTCTACTCCGGGATACGATGTGACACCAACTCTTCCTTTCCGATCTACATTAGTGTAACCAGATTCTGTATTGTCATTTGGTGCGTACGTGATGAATAGACGACCAGCTATGAATGGGTTCGCATTGATTAGGACTCGAAGTCGAATATCAGTTTTGAACCATTCAAAGTTCTTGATTTTATCAAATTTATTGCCTAAAACCATCAAATCATGAGGGAAATAAAATGTTTTTAGGGGGGTTTGTACAGGTGCAGTTCCTTCTTGCGAAGAAACAGGCACGAGGGCAGGCGATGAAGCAAGTATTTTAGACTGCCACATCAGGGTCGGTCTTTTCAAGAAAGCTATAATGGATGATAGTTCGTTAATACTGTCAAATTGAGAGGCTGGGGTCGTCGATTCATTATTTTGAACAACAGCAGCATCATTAAATGCAGTTTCT